TTTTCTTCGGTCATCTTCACTAGTTTGTCTTCCTTGCAGTCTACTACTTCTTCTTCTAACTAATGGTTCTGGTTCTGGTAATTCATCCATTTCTTTTTCTTCATCATAATAATCTACTCCTTGACTTTGTGTTCCAACCATTCCAGTAGAAATTTGTGATGAAGGAGTTATAGTAGGTACTTCAGAATCTAAGCGTATATAATGTTGTATACCAGGGTCTGTATATATTTTTTCAATTAAAGGTAGTATTGTTTTATTAACAATTGCTATTACGTCTGCTAATTTATGTGCATTTCCTCCTCCAACTGGTTCAGGCATACCTCCTTCCATACCTGTTGTAAATTCAAGTGTTTGACCTCTATTATAACGAACAAAAAATCTACTTTTATCTCTAAATGCAATAGTTATATGATCATCATTTATGTTATGTGTAGAAATTGTAAGATGTATATTATCTAAATATGTTGCTATATGATGTTGAAGTTCTCTATCTTTATATCCAGTTAATCCCTTTACAGTTTTAGTATCTGGTTTACCATTTCCATCTCGGATAATCATATTATTAATAAAATCTCTAGTTTCTGTTGTAATCTCAAATTTACCTGAGGCAAATCTTGAACCGCTTATAGGATTAACCCATAATCTTATAAATTCTGGAGGAGTAGTCATTTATATATATGTTTATATTTTTAATTTACTATTAATATAAATCTAAACATATTATTTTATATAATTGTAAAAATGTTTAATGGTCAAATACAACAGGATAAATTTGTTTTAAATGTTCTTAAGAATAAGAAAAATGGTTTTTTTGTAGAAATTGGTTCTTATGATCCAATTTTAATTAACAATTCATACATATTAGAAAAGAATTACAAATGGAATGGTATAATGATTGAATATTCAAACGAATGGTTAAATGATTATAAAAGAATTAGACCAAATAGTATTCATGTTATAAATGATGCTACACAAATAGATTATAAAAATTTATTTGAAACAAATAATGTCCCTTTAAATGTAGATTATTTACAAATAGATTTGGAAGTTACTGATGGAAGTACTTTAACTACATTAAAAAAACTAGATAAAGAAATTATGGATAAATATAAATTCGCCATAATTACTTTTGAACATGATATTTATCATACTAATTATTTGAATACCAGATTAGTATCTAGACAAATATTTGAAAATAGAGGATATTTAAGAGTTTTTAGTGATGTAAATAATGAAGGATATTATCCATTTGAAGACTGGTATGTACATCTAGATTTAGTTGATAATGAATTAGTAAATAATTTAATAAAAAAAAATGAAAATAAATATAAGTCGAAGTTTATAACAATGAAATCTTTTCAAGAATCAGTAGTACATAAAAGTATTAACTGGCAAGATATTGAATATTAATCTATATTAGTTAGATCGTCTTTTTTAGGAGGTTCAGAAACAGATTCCATACCATCAGCCATAGCAGCTAATTTTTCATTTTGTTCTCTTTCTTGGTCTAATTTTTCTAAAAATGAAGTATCTTTTTCTTTTTCTTTTTCTTTTTCTAGTTCTTTTCGTCTTTCTAAAATTTCTCCAATTCCATGGTCATTATCTTTATCTAAAACTACGTTTTCACCATCAAATAATTCTCTACGTAAATCAGCAGTTGATACATCATCATTATCTCCGTCACCAAATAATAAATTTTTACCAGGAACATCCATTCTATCAGCATTTACAAGATTTCCATCTTCATCAATGGATTGCATTAATTTATTACCTTCTTTTTGTGCTTTAGCAATATTTTCTTCAATTGCTTTTCTCTTAGCATCTTTTACTCTTTTATTAAATTCTTCTTTACTAACTTCATCATTTTCTTTCTTTTTAGACATTAATTCATTTAGTTCTTTTTCTAAATATTCAACTTTACCAGTTTTATAAGCTTCAGGGTGAAATGGCATCCATAAACCTACTTGTCCAACATAAACATCATGATTTGGGTCATTTTCTCTTAACATTTTACATCTCATTTCAGCTTCTTCTTGAGAACCAAATGTTCCTCTAATTTTAATACCACGAGTATTTGTTTGATAATTATGTAGTTGACTGAATTGTTCTTGTAATTTTTTTTCAGAATTATCAATAAAACTTTTGTAATCATCTTCAATATTGGTATCAATTAATTTATCTTTTTCTTCAATAACAAATTCTTCAAGGTCTTTAGAAAGTTTTTGAAAATCTAAATTATATTTGTAACTTAAAAAATTTAGAAATTGTGTATATTTGTCGAGAGATTTCTTGAAATCAAAGTGTTTAAGGAACTTTTCAAAGTAAAATAGATTCTTATCTTTTAGAATATCTTCAGGTGATACAAAACTTAAACAAACATATTTTTGTCCAGCAATAGGTTTATCTTCATCTAGTAAATCAATATATTTAGATTCTTCAGGATTTTTGACTTCTTGCTCTTTTACTTTAGCACTTTTTTTCGTAGACATATTATATTAAATAAACTTAATTATAATTTTAAGTTATTTTTTTAATAATAACAAATTTTTATTTTTTTAATTAATTATTTTTTTCTTGGTTATTATTATAAACAAAATGAATCCAGGCATGGGAGAATTAGTAAAAAGAGCTATCAAATATTTAGTTGAAGGTTTAATGGTTGCGATTGTCGCATTCGTTATTCCTCCAGAAAAACGCGCCTTGAAATTTGAGGAAATCGCTATTATTGCTTTAATGGCGGCAGCTACATTTAGTATCTTGGATACCTTTGTTCCGACAATGGGTGCAAGCGCGCGCTCAGGTGCTGGCTTCGGTATTGGAGCTAATCTTGTCGGTTTTCCAAAGCTCTAAATTAACACGTAATATGATGTTAATTAATAATAATAATATATTTTTTTTAAATATATTATTTTTTATTTAATTGATTAAATATTTAAAAATATATGGCTATTACTATTTAATATGATAAACTATATTTATATGATTTTTTGTAAAAATCATTTTGATGATAATGGATGTAAAAGTTTTTATATTGGTCATACCAAAAATTTAAAAATTCGGGAAGGTTTACATAAAAGTTGTTCAAATAATATTGCTTCTTCTAAATATAATTATCCAATTTATAAAATTATACGAGATAATGGTGGATGGAATAATTGGCATATGATTGAACTAGAAAAGTTTGAATGTTTAGATGAAAGAAAAGCACAAATAAAAGAAAATGAATATATTAATATTTTTAATCCAGATATGAATGATAGAAAATCATTTTTATCAAAAGAAGAAAAAAAAAATTTATATAAAAATTGGGAAATTAAAAATAAAGAAAAAAGAAGCCAACAAAAGGCAATATATTATCAAGAAAATAAAGAATACAAAAATGAACAATTTTATTGTGAATGTGGTGGAAAATATACTTTTTCACATGAAGCAAGACATTTTAAAACTGAAAAACATCAAAATTGGTTAAATTCTTGCGCTACTTGTTCTTAATTTTATGAATAAGTATAGACATAAAAGTAAGCTAAATTCTTAGTTTATTTACGACCACGCAAAAATATTTATAATATATAATGTCTATCATTATAGGTAATCCATATATAGATAAAAATTGTAGTAAAAAAACTATCACATCTACTTTTGTTAAAAAAAGAATATTAAATGACTTAAAAAATATATTAAAACAATTAGGTATTAAAGTAATTCAAGTTGATAATAATAATTTATGTAATGTTTTATGGATGAGAGATTTATTTTTTAAAATAGATAATAAAACTTTTTTATGTAATAATACCAATTCAGATACACTTAAAATTAACAGACAAAATGAAAAAAATTTGGTTATTAAATATCTAAAAAATTATATTTATTTACCTAAAAATATTAAAATTGAAGGAGGTGATATAATACAAGATAAAAATAATATTTTTATTGGTATAAATGAGAGAACTAATATTGCCGCCTATAATTATTTAAAAAAAACTTTTCCTCATAAAAATATAATAAAAATAAATCATAATACTTTACACTTAGATTGTTGTTTAACTATAGTAGACAATATTATATTCTATTCAAAAACTTATATAAAATCTTTACCTAATAATTTAAAAAAAAATTATACTATAATAGTTATTGAAGATATTTTATGTAATTGTGAACCTAATCTTGCTACTAATATATTAATTATCAATAAAAATATTATTACTACTGATACGCCAGAATTTAAACCTTTTAGAATTTTACTTACATTATTAGATTATAAAGTATACACTATTAAATACAATAATTTATTAGAAGAAAGTGGAGGAATAAGATGTTTAACACAATGGTTATAATTTTAATATTTATAAAATAATAAATATTAAATATTTAGTTATATTAGTATGAAAAAACCAATAATAGGAATTTTAGCGACACCTTATGTAAATGAAAAAATAAAGAGAGAACAAGTATTTTTAACAAATTTTTTTGTTAAATTTTTTAAACGTAATAATATAGATTTTATAGTAATTCCTTATAATCTCTCTAAAATTAAATTAAAAACTATAATAAAAAATGTAGATGGGTTGCTATTCCCAGGCAGTCAAATTGGTAATTATTATTATGCCAGAGAATTTAAGGAACATTATAAAAAACAAAAATTCATATTAAAATTTGCTAAGTTAGTTAATAAAACGGAGAGAATATTACCAATTCTCTCAATATGTCATGGATTTCAAAATTCGATGTTAATAGAGTCAAAAGAATCAATTGATGATTTATTTACAAATGTACATGCTTATTATAATTATAAGAAGGACCCAATATTTATAAATAGTGGAGAGAAGTTTAGAAAATTGTATAATAAATCAAGGAAGTTAATACATAATAATAAATTAGGTATCTCTCCAAAAAAGATAAATAAAACTAAAAAAATATATTTATTAGCAAAAACAAAAGATAAAAATGGAAAAGAATTTATTGAAATTATAAAACATAAAAATTATCCATTTTATGGTTTTCAAGGTCATGTGGAGAGAAGTAATCCAGAACTTTTAATACCATATGTAATAGATATTAAAAGATCTTTTTATAAAAGATGTATTAAATCAAATAAAACTTGTAAATTAAAAAAAATAGTTTATGGAAAAACAATAAAATGCAAAGATTATGGTTTAGCTAAGAAAAATAATAATAGAAAATGTTTTATTTATAATATTTAATTTTTACGTTTTTTAGTTTTTTTACGATGTTTTCTTTTAACTTGTCTAGTTTTAGAAACTTCAGAAGGAACATATCTTAAAAAATGTTTATCATATTCAGGAGCTCCTTTTTTTATTTTTTTCTGACGTAATTCTTTATATAATTGAGCTTTTTCAGATCTATTATCTTCTAATGTATGATGTTTCCCATAACAATTAATACTAAATCTTTTTAATAATCCTTTTTGTTCTAATCTATTTTTAAGTTGAACTTTAAATAAATATTCAGACATACATAATAATCTATTTACATCATAATATGGTCTATTAACATAAATAAAAATTAAGTAGAAACTTAACATAGTATCAATTGTAGCAACTTTAAGTTTTTCTCCATTAATATAAATTATATTAAAACTATGACAGGAATTAGTATTATAAATATAACATAAAACATCAATTTTGTTATTATGTTTTATCATAATTTCGTAATGTTCTGTAATTAGTTCTCCTACACCAGATTTTTTATTAATAATTATATTTTTAAAACCTTCATGAATTAATTGTTCTTTTATAATTTGAGCACTTGTTTTAGCATCTTCTGATAAAATATCAAAATCAGGAATATTTGAAAGTTGTTTTCTTTCTCTTTTTGGCATATATTTTCCATATAAACTAGCTGCATAACCTCCAAAAAATATTAGACCTTGATTAATAATAGATTTTCTAACAATTTTATAAATATTCATAACATTATGTTTTGGTCCTTCATATTCTCTTAAAAAATTGTTATTTCTACAATTATCACCTTTCAAAGGGTAATTTTTATTTAATAATATAAGTCTTTTTAATACTTTTTCCCATCTACCAACATCACCCATAGGTCTAGATAATTCAAGATACATAGACATTCTTAAAAAATCAGGAGGACAATAAGAAATGCCATTAACTTTTAATGATTTCTTAATCAAGTTATCATATATTTCTTTAGTTAAATATGTAATGTCTGCAATAGGAACAAAATTAACATAGACTTTGTATGTTCCACTATGAACTCCAGCTTTTGCTTCTACTTCTTGATAACCGGCATTATAATATATATCAGCTAATTTTTTTGCATAATCAAGAGCAAAAGGTGAAAAAAAATCATAATCAGGTATTTCTATATTTCTATTATAAAATCTATCTTGTTCAGGTAATATATTATTTATAGCAGTTCCTCCATAACATAAACATTTGTTAGATCTAATAAATTCTTCTAAAATTTGTATAATACTTAAAATGTCAGGAGATTGAGCCATTTTTTGTCCTAAAATAGATGTAGCATCATCGACAGCTTCACGTAAAATTTTAAGTTCTTTTTCTTGAAAAGATATATCTTTCATTATATATATATTAATAATTTATAACAAAAGAAATTATTAATATAAAATTTAAGTGCCATCACTTGTTTGTAAAGTGTGTAATGTTTGTCTATTTAATGGAGCATCTTCTGGAATAGGTTCTGCTGGTATAATATCTTTACGTAAATCATTTGGTTTTAATACAAAAGAATGTTTACCTTTATCAGTAAACATTTTAAAATATCCAACTAAATTATTATCAATATTTTGAAATTTCATACCTACAAACTGACATCCATTATTTAAAGGTAAAAGTGGATCAAAATTTTCTAAACTATTATCTAAATTAGGTAAAACAATTATTAAATTTCTATGTGAATCATCTATCATCATTGGATTATTTCTACCTGCAGCAACAACTTGTTCATATCTCAACAATTTTAATGCATTTGAACCCGAACGTATGTGGACATATTTTGCTAATTTACTATTATCTAAAATTGGAACATGTAATGTATGGACCATAATAATAAATCTTTGACTAAAATGTTTTTTACCAAGGTGTTCTTGTAAAAATACATTGTGGTCTGTAAATTTATAATTATATTTATTAATATCAACTAAGTTATCTTTATTATTTTTTAAATGTTTTTCAATATAATCACCAAATTTGTCATATATTACTTTATTTTCACTCATTATTCTAAAATGTAAAAACATAGGGTCATAAGCACAATCTGTATAAGTTTCATCGAAACTTCTATTACTTAAAATATCAAATAATTCAGTTAATTTTATATAATTATATGTTTCTTTAATAGAATTATTATTAGCAGTTGATGCTGCTACGATTGGCTCACCATTATAAGAATAAATTTCAAAATCTAAACATCTAGCACCAACTTGAATACATTTTTCTAAAGCACAAATATTTACAAAATTATTTTTGTATCCATCACCACAGCATGCATTATATGCAGTTTTTATATAATAATTTTTTATTAAACTTTTGTTTGGATTATCAAAGAAATTTTGTGGACTACTATATTGTTTTGTTTTTGTATCGCCATGGTTTGTAAAAAAAGAATTAGTTTTATGTTTGCTATTATCTAAATATATTGTATTTAATTTTTTACATGCAGCATCTTTTTTACTTAAAGTATGAAAAACCCAAGATATTACTAAAAAAATAAAAAATGCAACAATAAGTAATGATAATGTAAAATAAATAGGTGATTTATCACCATCCAAACGTAAAAAACTTTTTACTTGATTTCTTGTATCCTGATATAATTTAAATGCATCGGAACTAATAGTTGAACTCATTTTAATTATATTATTATAATATAAAAAACACTTAATAAATTTTATAATAAATATAATTAATATTATAATTAATAATATATAATGGCCGGTGGACTATTAAATTTAATAGCAGTTGGAAATCAAAATATAATTTTAAATGGAAATCCAACTAAAAGTTTTTTTAAAACTAAATATGCAAAATATACTAATTTTGGATTACAAAAATATAGAGTAGATCAACAAGGACAAACTAATATTCATTTGACACAAAAAAGTAATATTTCTTTTAAAATTCCTAGATATGGAGACTTATTAATGGATACTTATTTAGTAATTACATTACCAAATATTTGGAGTCCAATTTATAAATATTCTTCTATTGAATATAGACCTTATGAATTTCAATGGATAAAAAATATTGGTAGTCAAATAATTCATGAAGTAACGTTTACAATAGGAGGACGTATTATTCAAAAATTTTCAGGTAGTTATTTACAAAACATAGTTGAACGTGATTTTGATAGCAATAAAAAAGAATTATACAATATTATGACTGGAAATGTAGATGAATTAAATAATCCTGCTAATTATTCAAATAGAAGTAATAATTATCCAAATGCATTTAAATTATATGATGCCAGTATTAATGGAATTGAACCTTCTATTCATAGTCATAATTTATATATACCATTAAATACTTGGTTTACTTTATTATCAAATATGGCCTTACCATTAATTTGTTTACAATATGCTGAATTAGAAATTAATTTTACATTAAGACCAATACAAGATTTATTTACTATAAAAGATATAATAGATGATACTTCATATAATAGTTATAATGAAATACCTAGAATACAAGCAGAACAAAATAAAGATACTCGTTATGGATTTCATAGATTTATTCAAGAACCACCATTTAGAGACATCTCATCTGGAACAGTTTATTTAGATCAACGAACAAATATAAATACAAATATTCATTTAATGACTACTCAATGTTTTTTAGATAATCAAGAAAGAACCTTATTTGCTAATAATACTCAAGATTATTTAATAAGAGAAGTATATGAATATAAATTTGAGAGAGTTAATAAATCAACTAAAGTAAATTTAGAATCAAATGGATTAGTATCAAATTGGATGTGGTTTAGTCAGAGAGATGATGTATATAAAAGAAATGAATGGTCTAATTATACAAATTGGCCATATGAAAATATTATTCCTAACAATCTTGAAAAAATGACTGAATTATTAGATCCATATGATTTAATTTTTTATAAAACAAATGATATATATCAAATTAATGATACATCAAAAAATATTTATATTACAGGTTATGAACCTACAGTGTATGAACAAACTAATCAAAAAGAGATAATTAAAGATTTTGCAATTGTAGTTGATGGAAAATATAGAGAGAATTCATTTCCAGCAGGAATATATGATAAATTGGAAAA